AGAGATAACAAAGAGATAATAGATAAATACAATAGAGAAACTATAAAGGGATAAACAAAGATTAAACCATTTCAGGGGATTAATTCAGGGGGATAAATTAAGGGTGTTATAGGTTCTATCCCTCGCATATATATCTCACTCCCAAACATTAAAAAATACTATAATTATTTAACATAATATACTAATCAATAATTATTCTATTAAATACAAGTAAAACCCCCATGTTATAAGGGTTTAAGGCCATATATACATCACTAAAACACCCTAAAAGGGTTCGCATAATCAGGGTGTTATGTTAAGTATGGGGTAGGGAGGCTCATTGCCATCGCAAGCTAATTGTGCACTATCCCTAATACAAAAAACGAAGTTTGAACCTAATACCAATAATCCGATGTTATGTTAAATAAAGTTGAAAGTTAACATAATTTTATGGTATACTACTTACTATTATTTAAAAGGTTGTATTGTGGGCAAAAAATCCAATAATCCTGCCATGAAGAAGGGCATGGTTTCTCTTAATCCAGCAGGTCGGCCTAAAGGTTCTGTCAATAAATACACCGCCCTCGCAAGAGAGTTGATGTCGAATAAGAGTCCTGAAATAGTGGAAAAGGTGATTTCAAAGGCTATGGAAGGGGATGTACATTGCCTGAAGATGTGTCTGGATAGAATACTACCAGTACACAAGGCTGTAGACCCCAATAGGATGAAAAGCGATGCCCAGGTGATTATTAATGTTTCCTCTATAGAATCGATTCAGAAACACTTAGGTAATACACCAGATGAGAAATTGGTTAATCCTAAAGAGAAGAATGATGATGAAGTGGTGGTAAGCGTAGCAGCTAATGGCTGAGTTAAACATTGACTTGCATCCAGCACAGCTAGAGATATTCAATTCCGAAAAAAGGTTTAAGATTGTTGCTGCTGGTCGTAGGTTTGGGAAGTCTTATTTATCTGCATGGTTGTTGTTGATTAATGCTATACAGGCTGAAAGCAAAGATGTGTTCTATATTGCTCCTACCTTTCAGCAAGCAAAAGACATTATGTGGGGTATGTTAAAGGAATTAGGTCGAGATCTAATTACTGCTGCCCATGAGAATACCGCTGTATTGACTTTGATAAATGGTCGTAAGATTTATCTTAAAGGAAGTGATAGACCTGAAACGCTAAGAGGCGTAGGACTTGCATATTGTGTGCTAGATGAATACGCTTCGATGAAGCCAGTTGTATGGGAACAGATAATTCGCCCCACTCTTGCTGATGTTCGTGGTGGTGCTTTGTTTATAGGAACACCATCTGGTAAGAATCATTTCTTTGATTTATACCAGGATGCTTTCGAGGATGATGATTGGGATGCTTTTCAATATACTTCTATTGATAACCCCTTTTTACCTGCTGATGAAGTAGAGGCTGCTAAGAAAACAATGTCCTCTATGTCCTTTAGGCAAGAATTTGAGGCATCTTTTGAAACATTTACTGGTGGCATCTTTAAGGAAGATTGGTTTAAGGTAGATGAAGAGCCAGAAGAGGGGAGTTATGTTATTGCTATCGACCCTGCTGGTTTTGAGGCGATAGAGAAAGAACGGAATTTAAAACGCTCTAGGTTGGATGAAACAGCCATTGCGATTGTAAAAATAGATAGAGATAAGTGGTGGGTGAAGGATATAGTCCATGGCAGATGGAATGTTAAGGAAACTGCCAAAAAGATTCTTCATAGTGCGATTAAAGTGGAAGCTGCTACAGTAGGAATAGAAACAGGATCACTTAGGAACGCAATTCTTCCTTATTTGGAAGATGAAATGAGAACAGAAGGCAGATGGGTAACTATTGTCGAATTACGCCACGGAGGCAAGAAGAAAACAGAGAGAATTACATGGTCGTTGCAAGGAAGAATGGAACATGGTCAGATTTCCTTCAACCCAGACAAGGATTGGAGGGATTTTAAGTCACAACTGCTTGATTTCCCGAACCACTTGGCACATGATGACCTTTTAGATGCTCTCAGTTATATTGACCAAGTAAGTGTGGCCGATTTCGCCCACTCAATCGAATTAGATGATGAATGGAGGCCAATAGACAATGTTGCTGGGTATTGAAGAATTTAATGATTTATCGGAAGAAGAATTCAACAGATTGGTTGAATTTAGCAATAATCAAGAGAATCTAAAGGAACGCTATGTAGTTGCTTGTCAGATTATATCGAATTTAACTGCTGAATTAGACACCAATGCTGGAGATGATGAATCTGTAGATTTAACGATTTGTAAACTGTTAATGGATGGATTGATAGAAGTTGAACCAATGAGTAGGAAATTACACTAAATATGAATACAGAAACTAAGTATCAAGCATTAGCAAGTTGGCTAACCTATAGACTTGAGGGGTGGCGAACACATAGAAACATCAATTATATCCCGATGTGGGATGAATATTACAGGTTATGGCGTGGTATCTGGTCTGCTGAAGATAAAACTAGACAAACCGAAAGATCCAGGCTTATTGCTCCTGCCCTACAACAAGCGGTAGAATCAAGCGTTGCAGAGCTAGAAGAAGCCACATTTGGGCGAGGAAAATGGTTCGATATCAAGGATGATATGCTTGATGAAGATCCAAGCGATGCAGAATATGTACGAAACTTACTACAGGAAGATTTAGAGAAAACTGGTGTAAAAGATGCTATTTGTGAGGTTTTTCTCAATGGTGCGATTTATGGAACGGGAATTGGCAAAATTGTTGTCAAACAAAGTATAGAAAGAGCACCCTCAGAAGTTCCCATAGAGGGAACAATGGCTACAACCAGAGAAATAGTCGAATATCCATCAATAGATGTTCATGTTGAGCCGATTTCCCCCAAGGAATTCTTGATTGACCCATCAGCGAACTCAATCAACGATGCTCTGGGGGTTGCTCACGAAGTAATTAAACCTAGATACCATGTGGTAGAGGGCATCCAGAGTGGTATTTATAGAGATGTACCCCTTAATGGTGACTATGATACTGTTAAATTCGGCTATGATCCCGAAACTAAGCAAGCAGATGAGTCCGATTCGGTCAAAATATGCGAATATTGGGGTAAAGTACCCAAAAGATTCCTAAAACCTGGTAAAGATAAGGATGATTTTGAATATAAGAAGAAAGATGAGCTAGTAGAGGCGGTTGTTACCATGTGTAATGACGAATATATCCTCAGAGTAGAGGAAAACGCCTTTATGATGGTAGATAGACCCTTTATTTCCTATCAACACGACATTGTGCCCAATAAATTCTGGGGTAGAGGCGTGTGTGAGAAAGGTTACAACCCTCAAAAGGCACTAGATGCTGAAATGAGGGCAAGAATTGACTCTTTGGCACTTACAACAACACCAATGATGGCAGCAGATGCCACAAGATTGCCAAGAGGCGTAAAGTTCGAGGTGCGAGCTGGTAAAACTGTCCTGACCAATGGTTCTCCAAGAGAGGCTATCATGCCTTTAGACATGGGTACAACAGACCAAAATACATTCAATCAGGTCGCATCTCTCCAAAATATGATTCAGATGGGTACTGGTAGTGCTGACCAAGGCCAAGCAGGAAGTGAAACTGCTAGTGGTATGTCGATGCTACAAAGTGCTGCAATTAAGCGACAGAAGCGTACTTTGATGAATTTCCAGAACACATTCCTCATTCCTCTTATAAATAAGGCTATGTGGAGGAAGATACAGTTCGATGTAGAGCGTTATCCTGTGTCAGATTACAAGTTTATACCTTACTCGACTATGGGAATTATGGCAAAAGAGCTGGAAATGACTCAAATGGTACAAATGCTACAAACTATACCACAGGATTCACCTGCTTTTAATGTTATTTTATTGGCATTGTTCCAGAATTCAAGCATCCATAACAGAGATCAGATTGTTAATGCTCTAATGCAGGGCAATCAGCCTGACGAACAACAAGAACAAATGCAACAGATGGCTATCGAGTTACAACTACAACAAGCACAAGCTCAAGTACAGAAAACATTGGCAGAAGCAGAAGAAGAGAAGGCTAAAGCAGTTAAATGGACTGCTGAAGCACAAGCAGAAGCTCCAAATGAAATTAACATTCAAGAGAAGATACTTAAACTTCAAAAGGATGCGATTAGTTTAGAGAAGATTGCAGCCGACATAGAGAACAAACGCTCTGAAACTGCAAGGAACATTCCAGAAGTAGAACATCTGAAGTCAGAAACAATTTTAAATCTAGCAAAAGCCAGAGAGGCTGGAACTAAAGCGGTAATAAATACAGTTCAATAATAGGAGTACAGTAATGGGAATGTTTGGTTGGCTACCATGGGTTGGTGATGATGAAGAGGAGATTTCTCCAGAAGAACAATTTTTTGACCATTATAAAAAAACTGGCACTCTTTTAAAGAATAAAGAGGGGCAACCCACATTGAAATATGAGGATGCTATAAAATTATTTAAAAGTTCAACAGATAAAAGATATTTACAATTTTTATATAGTAATTAAATGTCAAAAACCGATGTACAGTTCCTAGAAGATAGACTTTCCATGATGGAAACTGAGGGATGGCGAGATTTAATAGAAGATTTTAAGAATTTAGAGAATAGTGCTGGAAATATCGACACTATGAACTCTGAGCAAGACCTTTGGCACGCCAAGGGTCAGTTGTTGATTATAAATTTAATTCTAAGTTTACAGTCAGCAACAAACCTAGCGTTGGAAGAATCTGAGGATCAGACTCCAACATAATATAACTTCATAACCCCAAGTGGGCGGAGAAAACCATGAGTATAGTAGTAGATGTAGCACCTCAAGCAGGTGAACCAATAACAGAAAATCCAGAATCAACAGAAGAAGTTTTGGCAGAGGGAGAACCTCAACAAGGGGAAGAAACTCAACAACCAGAATTCGAGATTCCAGACAAGTATGCAGGTAAATCGATGCAGGAGGTTATTGAAATGCATCAACAGTCTGAAAAATTAATGAGCAAACAATCCAATGAAGTCGGAGAGCAACGCAAGTTAATTCAAAGTCTGGTAGATGCACAAAATAAAGCAACGGAAGCTGCTCCACCAGAAGAACCTGTAGCACAGGAGGATAACTTCTTTACTGATCCAGTTAATGCTGTGAATCAAGCAATAGAAAACCACCCAGATGTTATAAAGGCGAGGGAAGAGAGAGTGGGTAATATGCAGACGCATAATTTGGCTGCCTTAGACAAGGCATATCCAGATTGGCAAGAAACTGTTCAAGACTCTGATTTCCAAAAATTTATCGGTGATAGTACAGCGAGGACAGAAATGTTTCGTTTGGCTGATACTGAATATAGGTCGGATTTGGCGATTGAACTCTTTGATTGGTATTCCTCGACAGAAATGTCTAAGAAAACCCAAGAGGCAAAAGCTGAAGAAAAGACTAAAATTCAATCAAACCTAAAGAAAACAAGTTCTGAAACTCGGTCATCGGGAGATTCCGTAGGTGGCAAGAAAATTTACAGGCGAGCTGATCTAATCAACTTGCAGGTAACAGACCCTAACCGTTATTCCTCACTAGCTGATGAAATTCATTCGGCTTATGCGGAGGGTAGGGTGAAATAATATCCATTTATAAGGAGAAGTAACATGGCTTTAGGATCAAACCAAGTAACGACTACTATTGCTGGTAACTTTATCCCAGAACTCTGGTCAGATGAAGTTATAGGGGCATATAAGTCGAACTTAGTGGTTGCTAATGTAGTTACTAAGCTAAACCATAAAGGGAAGAAGGGAGATACAATACATATCCCAGTTCCCTCAAGAGGTTCAGCTAGTGCTAAAGCAGCAAACACACAAGTTACATTATCAGCAGCTACTAATAGTGTTGTAAATGTATCTTTAGATAAACACTACGAATACTCAAAATTAATTGAGGATATCGCAGAGGTACAGGCACTCGCAAGCATGAGGAAGTTTTATACTGACGATGCTGGCTACGCTCTGGCAAAACAAGTGGACTCCGACCTAATTGATTTAGGAGAGGGTTTCCAAAGTGGTGCGACTACTGATGGCAGTTATACTACTGCTTATATCGGTTCTGGCACTACTCTTTGGTCAGGTACAAATGA